TAAGCGTATTAGTTATTAGATATACTAGTGCAAAATATCCTAGTAACAATAAAGATGAGGTAGCTTAATGAATAGTTTAGAAAAAATCTGGGCAAGAGCAACCGGTCATCTAATGGGTAACACAGATGATGACAGGCCTGATGTACCCATTCTTACATTGGGTGAAGCAAGAATCGCATTGTTCCTAAAGACTTTCTGGGTGGTGCTACATGTGATAACATGTTGTTTCATTATAGCAAACACTTTACATAATTGGTAAAATATGAGTAACATAAAAATTTCAGAACTATTCTATAGTATTCAGGGTGAGGGCCGATATATGGGAGTACCAAGTATTTTCCTAAGAACATTTGGTTGTAACTTTACATGTGCAGGCTTCGGCATGCCTAAAGGTAAAGTAAGTAAAGAAGTAGAAGATATTGCCGCAAGGGTTCATTATTATGATGATTATAAAAAATTACCATTGGTTAGTACAGGGTGTGATAGTTATGCTAGTTGGGATCCTAGGTTTAAGCATCTTAGTCCTATGCGTAGTACCGATGATATTGTTGACAGCATTATGGACATGCTTCCTCATAATCGCTGGATGGACGAACACCTTGTTATCACTGGTGGAGAGCCTCTACTTGGTTGGCAAAGGTCTTATCCTGAATTACTTTCAAACGAAAAAATGAGAGCATTGAAAGAGATTACTTTTGAAACTAATGGTACACAAGAACTAAGTCAAGACCTTTCAATCTATCTACAGCAATGGAAAATTAATAGAGAAAAGAATGCATTAACATTTAGTGTTAGTCCTAAACTAAGTATCAGTGGTGAGAAGCGGGACGATGCTATCTGTCCTAGTATTATTCGTCAATATGAAAGTATCGGCTTTGTTTATTTAAAGTTTGTTATTGCTACTAAAGAAGATGCGTTAGAAGCTGATAAAGCTGTACAAGAGTTTCGTACAGGTGGATTTAGAGGTCCGGTATACTTTATGCCATGCGGTGGTGTAGAAAGTGTCTATAACTTGAATGCTAAGAATGTTGCTATTGAAGCAATGAATCGTGGTTATCGTTATAGTGATAGATTACAAGTACCATTATTTAAGAATGAATGGGGCACATAATGCCATTGGACAGTATAGGGCATATACCATCTATTGATTTTTATCAAAATAGATATTTAGGTGCTGAACTTAAATTTGTTTGGCTACCCCAAAGATGTATTATATCGGGTAAACTACTTTGGTTAAAGTATGCTTATAGACTAACAGCAATGTATACAGGTCCCGGTGACCCTGTATATGACCATCGATGGCACGATAAGAATACCCATATTATGTGGTTGTTAAAAAGGTAAATATATGTATGAATTAAGATATCTTGTCCTAAACGGTCATAGTGAAAATGAAAAAGTGTTACAATATAGAACACAAAGTGAAGTAACAGATTATAGTACAACTACCCTTAAAGGTAGTTTTACTACAAAGAAGGAATGGACTGAATGGCAAGATGTTCCTACTGTAAATGAAACAAAATGAAATTATATAATAAACGAATTGCTTTTTTAATTAGTGACCAACACTTTATACCACACGGTGGAATAGGATCTTTTGCAAAAGGATTTACAGAGATGTGTGGCCGTATTGGTTGGAAAGTTGATATTTTATTAGACAAAGCACCTAATAGTAAATTTACAGAACTTATTGAGTCACTTGGTGCTAATACTGTGTGGCCACTAGAACCGTTACGTTATAACGAACATACTGCTACCTTTGCGTTTAGTGATACAATTAACTTTGAAAAGATTATCAACTTCCGTACATCAATACTGGAGGCATTTGAAGAAAATCTATATGATATGATTGTATGTAATACTCAGGAAGCAATGACTGCGGCTTATGCAATGACAATCAATAAGTATATTCCAGTAGTGTTCTATACTCACTTACATAGTATGATTTTTCGTGATAGTCAGGGTAGTGATGTATTCTTAGATAGTTATCACAACTTTTACAATAAGCATATGGAATTCACTGATATTGTTATTGGTACACAAAGTCAAAAGAATATTGATGAATTAACTAAATTTGGTGCAACTAACTGCGCTTTACTACGTATGCCTATGAGTGAGCGTGGTTTATTAGAACAATACACCGGGCCTAAGAAAGGTGTATTATTTATTGGACGATGGGAAGAAGGTAAAAACCCTGAAGCATATATTCGTGTAATGAAAGAATGTGGTCTATCTTGCAAAGTAATGACTAACAGTAATGGTCAGAAGAAGTTTGAGAAAGCATTTGAAGATGCTGGTATTACTGATTATGAAATTCGTGCGGGTATTACTGGTCAAGAGAAAGTAGATTTTGTTCGTAGTGCTAGTGTATTTTTTATGCCAAGTTTGCGTGAAAACTATCCATTTGCATTCTTAGAATGTTTAGGACATATGCCCTGTGTAGTGTTAGACACACAAGATTGGAGTGATAACTTTAAAGAAAACTATTTTCATAAAGTCAATATTAAAGATGCCGCAGAAACGATTAAAGAAATATATGGATCTGTACAATCAGATGAAGCATTAGATTATGTACGTGAGTTAGATAATGAAGTAGCAGAGGGCTGGATTCAGTTTTTAGATAACTTTCCCGGTAAACGTAGCAATACAAATGTAGCTAAAATTAACACATATGAAACTGTAAAATATAGTGATTACATTAAAGATTTAGACCGTAATCATTTAGCACGAGAAGATTTTGAAAGTGTTTTAGGAAATAAACATAAGTTTTTAAATCTTTGCTATACAGATAATAATACTTATCTAAGCAAAGATCCAACATACAAACCAATAGAGGAAGAAACAGGTGTAGGCCTGTTTGAAGGATTATGAAAAAAGTTTTAATTACAGGTTGTTCAGGATACATAGGTTCACATTTGTGTCAAATGTTAGACGGATCATACGAAGTATACGGGTTAGATTTAAACGTACCACAAGTAGATAGTTTAAAAGATTATTACAGTATAGACATTCGTAAGATGTTTGAGTTACCAGACGAATTTGATGCAGTAATTCATTTGGCGGCATTAGTTAATGTAGGTGAAAGTGAACAGAATCCTATCAGTTACTATATCACTAATCTGAATGGTACAATGAATGTATTAAGTAAAATTAAAACAAAGAATTTTATCTTTGCTAGTACAGGTGCCGCACAAGACTGTGAAAGTGCGTATGGCATCAGTAAACGTGCGGCAGAAGATGTGGTGCGTGAATTTGCTACTAAACATAAGCCTATGCCATATACTATTTTTAGATTTTATAATGTGATTGGTAGTGGCGGGTTTGCACCAACTAATCCGGATGGATTGATGTATAATCTAATAAAAGCCAGAACTACAAAAGAATTCACAATTTTTGGAGATGATTACAATACAAGTGATGGCACATGTGTACGTGATTATGTTCATGTAAATGAAATATGTGATGCGTTAAAACAAGCAATTGAAAAGCCTAGCAATAGTATAGAATGTTTAGGTCACGGCGTGGGTAAAACAGTAATTGATATTGTCAATATGTTTAAAGAAGTAAACAATATTGATTTTGAAGTTAAAGTGGGTCCAAGAAGAAAGGGTGACATTGAATCTAGCGTACTAGCTAATGTGTCACCCTATATGCGTAATCTATATTATATGGAAGAGTTATTAAAAGTTTAAGCTAAATGTGTCATTAAGGTATTCATTTGTTGAACACCACCTTTTGATAACTGAAACCCTTGTTTCTTAGCACGATTAATACGTTGGTCATAACTAGGATGTGTACTATTAGGTTGACTTGCTAACAAATTGTAATAGGCGTAATTTTCTTTTTTACTGTGCATAAACTTGAATAATCCTGCTTTATTGTACCCTAAAGCCTTGCACAATCTAATAGCAAAATTATCAGCATCCATTTCTTCTTTACGTGATTGTTCCGGAGCAACATCACCTACATGTCCCAAAGCAATATGACCTAGTTCATGTGCTAGAGCAAATGCCAACACATCATCAGGTGCGTCCCAGAACACAGTAACGTCCATACTTATACTTTTATTTTCTGCGTTGGCTTGCAGATATTGTTCATTAGTATGCACTTGAAGTTGTGTTCCTGCTAATTGTTTAGCCCAAGAAGGTCCAGCTGTTCTTGCTAATTTCTTAAGCATAGCATTACCACGTTGTTGTAATTGTTCTAGTCTAGGACCCCAAACATTCACCAGAGCTTCTTTATCTTTTACAAGTTCATCATAGGCTTGATATTCGCCGGCTTTTGCTAAACCAGTAGCACCTAATAGGGCAGCACCTGCTACACCTTTAAGCAGGTCTCTACGGTTAATATCTTCATTAATGAATTCGTTTGCTCTCATTTTCTATTTAGTAAATAAGGACTGTTAAGTAATGTCGTAAACCAAGGCACATCTTCATAATCTTTTATTGTATTTCTTCTATTTGGATTAAAATAGAAACCCTTCATCTTACCACGTATTGGCATAGAACCTTTAGGAACAACAATTACTTCTTCATATTCATCACCAAATGTTTGTGTACCTTGACTAGAACTAAACATTCTATATTGATTAGCGATAGAGGGTCTATCTAATACAAGAATTATTGCATTACCATCATATGTTAAATTTAGATTATCAACAAATTCATCTGATTCAGCGTAATGCCTTGAACGAGTTGTACTAATTGTGGGAGCGTTGGTTCTTGCTATAGTTGCTTGTTGAGGACGATAGCTTGCTTTTAATAAGCCTTTGTCTAATATACGCATCATGGCCGCTGGTTGTGTAGCATGATAAAGATAATCGTTACCCACTGCTTCAGTAATAAATTCGTTTGCTCTCATTTTAATGCTTCAATAATAAGGTTGACAATACATCTTGTCTATTAGCACTGATATCACCCTCACCCGGTGCAATGATAACATTCCATTTCTTAATGTTATTCTTTTGCGGAGTAGCCATCATCTCATTATAATCAATAATACTATCACGTTTTAGATTATATTGATTTGCTAATCTGTCTTTTAATTCTTCTAATGCTGCCGCGTCTTTTGGTTGCCAAGCCCCATCAGCAGTCTTAACTAACTTACCATCCTTATCCTTCTTCAGTAAATCATAGAATAACTTACTTGGAACGATACGACTATTCTTAGTTACATCTAGTTGCGGATCTTGTGCTTTAACTTGTTTCTCTTGGCTAGTACTTGCACCTTCACTCCAGTTAACAATGAAGTTACTTGGCTTTTGACCTAATGCCGCATCTGCTATCTTTGTATAAGCATAGAACTTAACATCAGGGTGATTGGATGCCAACTTAAATGCTAAATCCATATATTCTGGGCTGAAGAAATCCCCAGCATCATGCCAACGTATAGTTAAATTGTAACCACCTTTTTGTGCTAGCTTTTCTTCTTTTGTAATTTCATTACTTAGTTGATTGAAGAAGCCATCTGGATCATTTAATAAGAACGTTAGTATTCTACCATCACTTAACCAAGGACCTTCAAATTGAACCTTACCACCCTTCATAGCAAAACAATCTACTTTACATGATCCAGCACCTGGACATGTATTAACTACGATGAGTTCGTTAGTACCTTCATCTAATGCAATACCGACTAGTGCGGCAAAACCAATGTTATAGAATTGTTCTAGTTCACCATTACTGTGTTTCATCTTCTCATTTTGTTTAAGAAGTTTTTTTGGACGAACGCCCAATGCTGTTTTGATTTGGCCTGTGTCGTAGCGTTTACCTTCTTCATTGTAGTATTTTACTACACTTGAACGATGGATGTAGGGTAGTTTATATTTGTCTGTTTTACCTTTTTCACGATTACGAATTCTATCTAAGTAATCGTCTAGTTCTTGACCTTTTAGTTCACGTGTTTGTGCTGGTAGTTTGGTTGCTTCATTTAATCCAAGTTGTTGATATTCATGTTTCTTTGCTTTTTGAAATTCACCAGGTGGGTATTTATATACTATAGACTTTGCCTTCATCTCTGCCATAGTTCTAAAACCCTCTTTCATTGCAGGACTAGGATTACGTTGTCTTGCAACCATCTTATTATATATAACTTCGGCTAGTTCTTCCACATCATTATTCCGAAGCATACGTTGTCTAACATCATCGGCCGTCAATCTTGATACATCACTATTGGTGTCCCTAGAGGGTGTTGCACAGCCAGCTACGCCTGCTGCCGTTGTAGCGGCCGCACCTTTTAAGAATCCTCTACGGTTCATGCCAGCTTCATTAACATTTTGTTGTTTATGATTTGTAGATTGTTTATTACGCTTATCACTATCAGGGAACATTATAGAAATACTTTTACCATAAGCCTGATCAATTGTTTTAGGATCTATTTTAGATTTATCAGTTCTAGCTTTATGTGTAAAATGTGCCAATTCTTCAGGGGACATTTTATTTAATTCTTCGGAAGACATTTCATCTATTTGTTCTTCCGGCTCATCACCCGATTGAGCAAGGAATTGGTCCATGCTCATAACTTTAATGCCACCTACCGCACCCGGTAATTTGGGTGTTGCACCCTCAAATAATTCTTTAAATTTCATAGTATTTCTTTTCTAGCCTTTGCCACCATTTGTTCGGCAAGCATTAATAATTCTTCCATCTGCTCAATAGATTCGCAGTTCCATCTACGCAAACTCTTGTTAATGTTACTATTTGGATCTCTTGCTGTCTTGGCACTAGTTCTACTTTTCTTCATGCCCTTCATTCTAGCACAGAATGATTTACGGCGTTTAGCGGCTTTACTGCCCTTTTTAAGTTTGCTAGGTTTAGTAGTAACCGCTGTTTGAATCTTGCTACCAGGATGACTACGGCGATAGCTACTTACAGACTTTTTACTCATACCACCTGCTCTTGGGTTGTTATGCTTTGACCAAGTTTCACCTTCATTCAATTCTAAATCGCTATGATTAAACGCAATGTAACTATCTCCGTTCTCATCGCCCACACGTATTAAAAACACACCGGCGTCATCATCACCTGATTCGTCTTGTCCAATGTCCCAACCCATTACGGCTAATGTTTTTTGTGCTTTTGCCATTTGTTGTTCTGTGCCATGCCACCATTGAGCAGCCAACTGTTTTAGAATTTCTTCTTCATCAGGCTCACGGTCATCACCATTACTAGGAGTAAATTCATTTAATGATTCGTTTTGTTGACCTAATGGGATATTAGCAATATCATTTACAGTAATATTAACTAAGTTGGTTGTACCATTTGCTATACGGGCAAAATGTCCCTGATTGTGTAAATTCATCATTACATAATAAAGATATTTTGGGTCAATAACATCGGTTCTTACAACTTTAACACCAATCCTTGAAGGATCAAACTCTTTAACAGGCTTACCCACTGTCTTATCACTACCCTTACGTACTAACCAAAAATCAGCGTCTGGCATATTAGTAGCAATTTTTGCTAGGTCTTTCAGTCTGGGACTGACACTCTCTGATATAATTTCGGTAAATCTCATTTTGTTATCCGTAAATAGTTGACTTTATTGCGTAGGTATGCTACACTATATCTATTATTTATCATTTTGGACTATTACTTTGACAAATCAATCTATCAAACGCATCGGCTTTGCATGTAAGTGGGCAGAAATTAATCACAAAGGTGAGATTGTTTCAGCCGAGGGTCTTAATACAGGCGGTACTACACAAGCATGGGCAAAGCGTAATAACCGTAGTGTAGTAGAAGAAAAGATTATGGATGTTGCTAAACGTAACATTATGAATACTCATGCGTTGGTTAAACGTGTTGCTACACTAGAACCTGAACTGCGTATGGTTCGTCTTACTAGTGATATGTTTAGTTTTTATACCATGGATGGTTACAAAGAATTTTGGCATAGTACGGATGTACAGAACAGTTTAGAACGTTGGATGGCACCCATTGGTGAAACAGCTAGAGCAAATGATGTTCGTTTGTCATTTCACCCAGACCAGTTTGTAGTTTTAGCGAGTGACCGTGACGAGGTAGTAAATAAGAGTATAGAAGAATTTGAATATCATTGTGACATGGTTCGTTTTATGGGCTATGGCAAAGAATTTCAAGACTTCAAAGTAAACGTACACATTTCAGGTAGACGTGGCCCACAAGGCATTAGAGATGTATACAACAGATTGTCGCCAGAAGCGAGAAACACACTAACACTAGAAAATGAAGAATACACACATGGATTACTTGACTGCTTATCGTTATCTGACCTCGTCCCTACGGTCATGGACATACATCATTTTTGGATACGTGAGGGAGAATACATTGAACCTACTGATGACCGTGTTAAAAGGGTCATTGACAGTTGGAGGGGCGTTCGTCCTACTCTACATTATTCTGTCAGTAGGGAAGATTGTCTTGTTGAACACTCCCGACATGAACGTCCCTCCCATGATGCGTTGATTGAAGCAGGTTACAGTAAACAGAAACTACGTGCCCATTCTGACTATTATTGGAACGAAGCTGTGAACGATTGGGCATTGACATTCATTGACAATTTTGATATGATGTGTGAAAGTAAGGCTAAAAACTTAGCCAGCTTTAAATTACTAGAAAGATACAAATGTTTGAAAAATTAAAGAACTTATTTAAAAAACAAGAGGTTGAACCTGTTGTTAAAAAAGAACCTAAGCCTAAACAACAAAAGCCTCCGACACCCGAGCTTACAGAAAAAGAAAAAGCAACGGCTGCAGGTGAACCCTACATTGCTATCACTAAGGTAGAAATCAATCCCGAGAATATCAATGATGGTGCATTTGATTTAGATTTCAATGACAAGTTTGTACTGAATTTAATTAGGGCAGGTTATAAACAACGTGATGATGATACAGATGTTATCATTGTGGATCGTTGGTTTCAGACAGTTTGCCGCAATGTGGCCTTAGAGATGTATGAACAGCAAGTTGCAGATCCGGAGAACCGTGATGCAAGAGTAATCCGTACAAAGGATTTAGGAAATGGTAGAACAGAGGTAAGTTGATGATAGCATGGCCAGTAGAACCGCAAAATAAAAAATATGCTAAATGGTATGCTAACCTAGTTAATTTTGCAAAAAATAGAAAATTACCAAAAGACACATATACCGAAGGTCATCATATAATACCTAAAAGTTTAGGTGGTTCAGATAAAAAAGAAAATATAGTTAGATTTTTAGCAAGAGAACACTATGTTGCTCATGCATTACTTTGGAAAATGCGTTTTACGGGTGAAGCAAACATGAAGATGGTTCATGCATTCAATCAGATGAGTATTATGAAACCAACTAAAAATCATCCTGGATATAAAGTAAATAGTAGATTATTTGAGTTAGTTAAATTAGAACGTAGCGCACATCTAAAAACAATACGTGGTGAAAATCATCCTAGCTACGGTAAAAAATTAAATATTAGTAAAGAAACGTTGGCTGCACGTGCTGAAAAAATAAAAGACTATTGGGATGACCCGGTTTGGAAAGAAGAACTACTACAAAAGCGCAAGTTGTTTTTAGAAACTCCCAAAGGTATTGCAAACCGAAAGGCAACCGGTGACCGACTAAGAGGTGTTAAAAGAGATCCTATCTGCATTGAAAAGACTGCTAGTAAAAAACGAGGTAAAAAAGCAGAAGAAATTTTTTCACCAGAGGCATTGGCTAATATGGCTGAAGGTAGAAAACACCGAGTATACTCAGAAGAATCTAAAAGAGAACTGAGCGACCGTGCTAGAAAATTAGGCAAGGCTCCTAAATCAGAAGAACATAAAAGAAACATAGGATTAGCACATAAAGGTAAAATTGGATTGCGTGGAGAAAAAAATCCAATGTATGGAAAAACTCATTCTCCTGAAACTATTGCTAAATCTAAAGAAACAAAACGGTTGAAACATTTAGCTAACCAGTTGGAAAAAGAAAAGAATGCCTTCATTGGTCCTATCAGACCCAAAGATGCATTTAAATTTAGGGGAGTTACTTATAAGAATATGTCAACAGCTAGTAAGATGACTGGAGTACCTGTGCATAAGGTAAAAACACAAATAAGGTATTGGGGTGCTGATCCAAGTATAGACATTATACAACGACTTGATGCTGGTACATTAAAACCACCGGTGATATGTTGGAACAAGGGAAAAAAAGGATTACAAGTGTCATGGAATAAAGGAAAAAAGCTATCCTCGGAACATGTTGCCAAAAGCGTGGCTACTAAAAAACAGAAAAAACTAGCTAAAATAAGTACTTAAGTACTTATTTGTAAAATTTGACATTAAATGGATTCTGCTATACAATAGAGACTTATTAACTTAATTCAAGGTTTTTTATGGTATACTTATACAAATGGGTCAAAAACAAACAAAAAATTAAATCCACGCCAGTAGATAATAAACTTGCACGTACAAAGGGTAACTTTAAAGTTAAAAACGTTACTCAACTTGTAGATGAACTGAATGACATTCAAAATGCTGGCTGGCATGCCAACATTGCTCATTACGTGGCAAATAACATTTATTTTGACCTAGATAAAAAACCCAAACATGATGAGATCGAACTGCGCTTGTTGTTAAGTGACGAAGATATTCAACGACTACTTGACGGTGGACATTGCGGAAATATTTCAACACCCGGTGTTTTTGATGAACGTAGACTGAACCCAATTTTTGCAGTTAAACTTCCCGGTGATAAACATTATCACGTTACTGATGGTCAACATACATTGGCAGTTATTGCAGGTATGGCACGTGCCGGTCTGTTAAAAATAGGTGGTAAAGTTATTGATCCAAAAGATTGGTTAAACGTAAAGGTTGATGTGATGTATGTTGAGAGCAAGAGCCTCAGCTTTGCACGTAAGCACTTTTTGTATATCAATGGTAAAGGAAAGAAACCTATTGAGGATTACGATACTCATGCAGTAAATACACTGTGTGTGCGTTTGGATAACGATACTGACCCTGAAGCAATCAAAGCAGAAGAATTACAATCTATTGCTGAAGAACACAATATTACTCCATTGTCAAAAACTCACCCTCAAGCAGAGGAACCAAATACTGTTACTCACATTAGTGGCATGAATGGTATGAGTGCAGATGCTTGGAAATTTATGTGCGAGAATCACGAAAAGTATTGGTCTAGTGAGAAAATGGACAATGCTGAATTTGGTTTGTTTGGTGGTTTGTATGACCACTGTACTAGCAAAAAGGCAAATATCAATATAAAGACAAAAGCATTTGCTGAATTTGTACGTGACTTCAATGCTACTGTTAAAGCAGTGTTTGTTAACCCAAATGGCTTAAAGGAAGCGGCTACTGATGCATATAAAAAATACTCATTAGAAACAATTAAGTATGAAAAAAGTCCTGATAAGACTGTTGCATTGTCAATCGTTCTAAAGATTTACAAAATGGCAGATGGCAAACATGTTGTACCCGGAGTTGCTTCCTCTCATGCACAAGACGGTCACGATGTGATTGATTTTCTTTCTGATGAAATTAAGGCAAAACTACCATGAAATGGTTTTATATTATTCAAACTAGTCACAACGATACGCTAGGTTTTGGTATCACTATTCATCTATCTAAACGATTGGTGGATGGCTATATCAATCCTAGTGCGGCTAAACAAGAATTTTCAAAGTTATATTATGGAGAAAATTTACACATTAACCAATTAGAAAAGTATATCAAACGGTTCTATAGTATGAAGCGTTTGAATTTTACTAACACCCGCACACGTAAACTTGAATGGATTGACCCTAAGCATAACATATCAATGCAAGAATTGATTAATGTAGTAGAGGATCGTATTGTCGGTTTTCCACTTCCAATTAAGCGTATTAAAAACAAATTTCTTCCATTTACTATTGACAATACTAGTGTGTTTAACACAATAGGAGAAAATCCAGATTTGTTTTTGGAACAAGTAAAATTGACAAAAACTAAATAGTAGTATATAATAAACATATGAAATACGCACTAATCGATACCGCAAATACTTTCTTCCGTGCCCGTCATGTTGCTTCACGCAATAGCACAACTGAGGAGAAGATAGGCATGGCCCTTCATCTGACATTAGCAAGCGTCAATCAAGCAGTAAAACGGTTTGGTATTGACCACGTGGTGTTTTGTCTCGAGGGTAGGAGCTTTCGTAAGGACATGTATGCTCCTTATAAAAAGAATCGTGTAGTTGATGCTATGTCTATTACTGAGGAAGAAGCCGAAGAGTCAAAAATGTTTTGGGAAACTTACGAAAAATTTACAACCTACATTCGTGAGAGGACCAACGTAAGTGTCCTGCGGCATGAACGTGCTGAGGCAGATGACATGATTGCAAGATTCATCCACTTGCATCCGGAAGACACACACTACATACTGAGTACAGATAGCGACTATCACCAATTAATAACCGAAAAAGTTTCGCAGGTTAATGGAGTGACTAACGAGCTAGTAACGTTGCGTGGCTATCTCAAAGAAAATGGTAAGCCAGTCATTGATAAGAAAACTAAAGAACCAAAACTACTAGAGGATCCTGAGTATATACTTTTTCGTAAGCTATGCAGGGGGGATCCTGGCGATAATATTTTTGCGGCCTATCCTGGAGCCAGAGAAAAAGGCACTAAGAATAAAGTTGGCATTCGTGAAGCGTTTGAAGATCGTCATAAGATGGGCTACAACCACAATAATTTTATGCTTTCTCGCTGGATTGACCACGAGGGCAATGAAATACGAGTTAGGGACGCATTTGAAAGAAACCGAGGCTTGATAGATTTGACAGCACAGCCCCAAGAAATCAAAGATGCTGTGGATCAACGTATCCGTGAAAGTGTACGAGTTGAGACTACACCTCACGTAGGAATTCATTTTATGAAATTCTGCGGCCGCTATGATTTGGTCAAGCTTAGTTCACAAGCGGATTCGTATGCGGCATGGTTAAATTCACCATATACAGGAAGTTTAGTAAAATGATTAAAAAAGTATGGACTGTTGATTTACAAGAAGATCCAATTACATCAGACATGATATTGGAGTTTCCGCCCGAAGTGTTAGAGCAGGTAGGATGGCGTGAGGGCGATTCATTAATTTGGAAAGATAACGGAGATGGAAGTTTTATGTTAAGTAAACAAGAAACAGAATGGGTGTTAGTAGAATGTGTTAGTACATTTAGAAATCGTTATATGGTTGAAGTGCCCAAAGGTACTGACAACTATGGTAAAGACAAATCATTGTGGGCGTTAGATACAGTAACAATGGAAGAAGCAAAAGAGTTTAGCCAAGAGTATTTGGGTGAACAGATTGTAAGCCATCGTGTACTTACGTATGATGAGGCTATTGCTTTATCTGATAAAGATAATGATTATACTACATCATGGGATAATGATACCAAAGTTAAAACCTTTTTCACAACATTGGCTGACCAAGAAAAATGAATAACCGAATTAAAGAATTGATTGAACAAGTAGGGACCGACGTAAGTGGTAAATGGATGAACGTTGATAATTTAGAAAAGTTCGCCGAATTGATTGTTCGGAAATGTGCTGATATTGCTGATACTGCGGAACCATTCCTTGCTTCGGATTTGATTAAACAACATTTTGGAGTTGAATAATGACAAGAGATTATAAAAATTTACAATATATTTTAAACAAAACACCAGATGAATTATATGAGTGGTGGAATACATTAGATGATGAGGATCAAACATATGCTATGGAAATCATTGTAGAATATCGTAAAATGCTAGATGAACCACTAGTAGAGGATTTGTCTTTAGCACATAGTGTACTTAAACAGTTTATGTTATAATGCCAACCCTAGCAGAATATTTCAAAGCTAACCGATACTCAGGTAAATACAGTATCGGTGACCGTGTTATTGGTAAATGGAATAAAATTCCCTTTGTCGGTACAGTGGGCAATGACACATTAATTAATGAAATTGAAGGTCCTAGAATTAGTGTGCATTTAGACTTGCCCATCAAATACAAAAATGTAGTATATAACGTTTTAATTGTTAAACATAAAGATATAAGGTTATTCACGTGAGCACCGTGTCCGCACCCACTCCCTTACTTAATTATACCTTACGGTATAATATGCTAAAAGATATCATTGAAACAACAAAGAAAAATGATATTAAAAGGGATGATAATAGGGAAAAAGATAAAACATTAAGTATACAATCAGACAAACGTTTGGATCAAAATAGACTGTTTTTAGAAAGCATACAGGAAGTTAAACGATATGAATCGTTAAAACTCACAAGAGAATACCAGGAGTACCAATATCTATATAGTTT